TTAATATTATGTTCCAGAAGATAAGGAAACAATACATCAGAGTAAAATTTCTCTGCGTTATCGAGAAATATGTCAGAGCTATTGCGAGTCCCACAATGAGTGTCATTTAAAATACATACCTTCATTTACTAAAATCTCTATCCAAGTCAACTAACCCTCGCTCAATATCTCTTGCCAATGATCTTACATCATCTAACAGGAATTGACAACGGGGTTTATCATATGTCCCTTGAACACGATATCTTTCTCTATGAAGCTCAATGGCTTTCTCATGTAACACTTTTGATTTAGTGTAAACCTCTTCAACACTGTGCGACATCGATATGATCCTCCTGATTAAGAATATCTCTCTTAGGTTCCCAACCTAACTCAGTGAGCCATTTAATGTTCGCTAAAGTATGAACACGCTCTCCAACTGGGTTCTCTGAGATATATTGTCCATCATAACCCATAGCTTTGGCAACAGCTGATACACTGGTAGAGTTTCCTGTACCAATATCAACCACCTGCTGTTTATGCCAGACATCCATAAAGTTATCAATCAATAGCTCAATTGCTCTAAGCAAATCTTCTACATGGATAAAATCTCTATAGTGTTGATCGTTGATGTATGTCACTTCACTTCGTTGAAGTTTTTTAAACAACATGTCGTCTCTACCAGGCCACACAGTATGAAACCTCATACCAATGTTAGGAATAGTTTGCCAACAAGCCCCTTGGACTTCATTCATCTTCTTAGTAGTTGCATATGGGTTACCTGTCCAATCATATGCATTAGAAGAAGAGGCATACAACATACGTCTACAACAACTTCGTGCATAGTTAAATGCATTGAGAGATCCTGTGACGTTTGCTTCGTAATATTTTTCTGGATTATTAAATGATTCTCTCACTCCAGCCAATGCAGCTAAGTGAATAAGAAAATCAAAGTTGCGGTCGTAGTATTTTTGCCAGTTGTCATATACAGTGATATCACCTTGAAATTGAGTAACAGTGTGACCTTTGTCTGATAACCACTTACACAATCTGGAACCAACCATTCCTTCGGTTCCTGTCATTAATATATTCACTTCTATTCCTCCATAAAGTCTCCAAGATCAGAATCTACATAGACTGTTCTTTTCTTTCGTTTCTTATCTTCTTTTGCATACTCTTTAAATTCTGTATCCTTCTCCTTGACCTTATCAATGCGATCTTTTAGTTGATTAACAAAGGCTTGAACCACCTGAACAGATTGCTGATCGTTTTGATCGGTAGCAATATACTCTTCAAGGCCACTTTGAGAAAGGAACTTTAATTTAACATCTTGTTGCTTTTTCTCTTTAGCAATACGTCTTAGAAATGCATACCAAGAGATCTGAGTAAAGTATGCAAATGCATTTGGATTACCAGTACGAGTTGCCGCAGCAATATCATAGTTCTCAATTGCTTTCAAACAATTCTCAACTGCATCCATAACCATCTCTTCACGATAGGTATACCGGATAAAGTTTGACTTGTGTGATAGACCTTCAGAGATCTTGAGAAAGCAAGATGCAATGTAGTCAGGAACAATTGGTAGGGTTTGTTCGTTAGTTTTAGCTTCTTTTAGTATGGTACAATAGTCAACAACCGCTTGTGAAAATTCTTTGTTGTTAACATAATGTATACTAGCGCGCTTTGATCTTGCCATTATATAATCCTCATCATTTAATATATTATACTATAGAAAAAAAGTTTTGACAACCCGTTGACTTTTTTGAATAATCGGGTATAATAAGGCATCAGCCTTGGCAGGGGCAGTATGTCCTTACTTAACTAAAAATCCAATTCGAGGATCTTCTAGTTGTCCGTCTCCATCATCATGTGCTGCTATGAACTCAAAACCGTGTGTTTCCATATGTTGTTTCTTTACACCTAAATCTGAAGCCCACACTGGTATGATATGATCATAATCCGGATCGGGCGATTCTCGTAAATGAACTTCTATTACTTGATCACCCTTGAATTCAACATTTATTATAGGAACATCTCTTAGACCAACCATTTCATCTGGTACATGAGGTATATAGTCTGATCTTTTCCACTCAACAAACTTGGGTAGATTGATAGGCATGTTAACGCCTTCCCAACAGGATGATCCCTTCCAAGGTTGTTTCCACTTACCATTGATCATATCTCTATCGTATACCCAATGATAATTTGCAGAGTAATGTTTACCAGTAAGATACTCACACCAGAAGTAACCAGCTGGTACTGATCTACTATCCCCTGCCTTTAATTCTTTTACATATGCTCCAACACCCATCCCCGACAGATTGTATATAGGTCTGATCACATAGGTTCCATCTTTGGTTGGAGCAGTACCACTGGGTCCACAATCATAACCAAACGTTTCAGCCACATATAGTTTATTAAACCATTTACGATGATGTGGATATGCTTTGTATGCTTCGCTATCTTCCATTAGTGTAACTTACCCCTATCGAATAATGGAATGACATTCCCAGCATCAGAATCATTCTCGTTCTCATATGCCTGCCGCATGTTTGAAATCATTTGTCTTAAATTTCTAATCTCATCACTGTCCGTTTCTTCTGCTCGATCTGGATCATCTTTTTCATTATTAATAGCTCTCTTGTATTGATCCAACAATACTTTGTCGGGTTTGGCTTCACCTACAATATGAGAATAGTTTAGAAGCTGCATGTACTCATCATTAAGTTGGAACGACATCCATGGTCTGAAGGAATAGTATCTAAATCCTTCAGCTAAATTCTCTGTTCTAATAACCATCATGGCATTACGAATAACAATATTGATCTCTTCACCTTCAGGCTCTTGCACAACTTGCGCAACAATCTCGTCTCCGTTTGATAGTCTGAACTGTGTGTAATTCATTTAATGTCTACCTTTACTATCTCATAATTAAATTGTTCTTTATCATATATCTTAACACGCTCGGCGGAATGCATAAGTGTAAAGTTATTTCGCTTGCCCCAATGTAGGTCGTCAGCTATGTCCAATAGTGTAGTATTTTGTCCATTGTCCGATTTCCGTAGTCCTCGTCCGATTGACTGAAGAACTTTGATCTGGGATTTCGAAGGTGAAGCAAATATAATATTATGTAGGTTGCGTATGTTAATGCCAGTACTGAAGGTACCAAGACTAGCAACAATGATAGCATTCTTTTGTTTCTCCACGATCTTACGTATAGCTTCTCTATCTGATGTTGCTGTATCACCAGATACGAAGAATACCTTCCGTCCCTGCTTTACCTTATTATTTATAAGGTCGTAGAGAGGCTTGCCATGAGCGTCCACACGTTGATATAAGACAAGAGTATTTCCCTCAGTAGATACAGCCAGATTACGAATGAAATTGTTACGAGACTCATTTCCAATAATGAAGCTAATTTCATCCGGATAAGTTTTCTTTCCAAAGTTTTTTCTTACCTCCTCTGGATAATTTATTAATAGTACTTTAATATCGAGTGGTGCTAAAGTATCATTATCCTGCAATGCTTTAGTCGTTGTGACTTGATATACCGGTCCAAAGAGTCCCTCTAGTACTAACTTATGAGTCTGAGTACCATCAAGCGTTCCTGTAAACCCGTACCTATATTTAGCAAGGGTCGCCTTGTTCATAATAGATGATAATGATTTAGATTTAAATCCATGACACTCATCTCCAAGAACCATTCCAAATTGTTCAAACCATTTTTTAGGTAGTTTGTATATACTCTGCCAAGTTGAAACAATAAAAGGCTTATCTGTTGTTTTATCTTTACCAGAATATATCTTATGCAATGCATTAGCAGGCATACCATAATCAATAAAATCTTGATGCATCTGCTCTACCAAAGAAGTGGTAGGAACTATTATAAGTACCTTTGAGGGTGATACTCCATTGGTTAAGTAGTAGTAGAAGTATTTCATGATCAAGTATATCATAAATGATTTCCCTGATCCTGTAGGAGAAAGTAAAATTGCTCGAGATCTTGTTAGGGCTGTTTCAAGCGCATCGTATTGATAATCTCGAGGCTGAAATGGAAGCGTTGCGTCTTTTAGTAAATCCTCCATTTGTTCTGGAGGAAGTGATTGAGGAACCGGAAGACCAAATCGATCCGACTCTTCTGTGTCAACAGCGTATGATCGCTCAGATGCAAACTTTAACAAATAAACATATAGCCCAGCAGAAAGCTCTCCAGTTATGCGATTAAAAAGTTTTATCTTTCCATCCCACACCTTGTTCTTATATGCTGGCATGAATTTATATCCAGGAACATAAAACGAAAAGTAATCGGAGATCTCGGCTGCCAACCCAGGATCTACATCTACTTCCAACATGCTATAGTCTTTTAGTCTACAAACAATATCAACCACCGGCTTCAAATACTCTCCATTTTATCATGTTGCCAATTGTCTGATGGCGCCAATTCAAATTATTTACTATTTCACTAAGTGTATCTATCATTGTTTTAAGATACTGGATCTTCAGCTCTGACTCTTGGATCTCTTTATCAGAATCATAGTAGTAGTCCATTTCACCTTTCATGATCTTTAGACCATCAAGGGGATCGTAGGCCCAACCTAATTCTTTTATCTGATCTTCAGACATCTTACCATTGTACCAAAGCCATTTTAGCTTCAGTAACTTCTTCTGATCCATTTCTGCTTTCTTAATTCTAAGTTTAGTGTTAGAAAGTAGTGTTAGATACTTGGCATGTAGTGCTGGTGTTTGACGAGATGTTTCGTCAAGGTTGTTCTTAGACAGCTGCGAATCAGCTGCCCACTCTTCGAGCAGTTGCTCTAATGTCATAATATAACTCCATAATTAAGTCAGTTCAAAGTAAGAGAATCTAAATGTCGCTGGGAATGTAATTGCTGTTGTATCACCAGTAGTAGCTTCCATCATCATGTTACCTATTCCTGTTGGTACACAATCTATATATCTAATTTTTCTAGTGACGTTATTGTGACTGCTTAGGATAGCTAAAGTCATATCACTAAACGTAGGTGGGGTAGTATCTGTTAGAGATCTATCCAATCTACTCTTTTGTGGAGTCTGTACTAACCTTTGCATCCAATTATACATTTCAGTGTATGCATTCATATTCTCGTCAACTATAATCATACACTCTAATTCAGTAAAGTTCAACTTATCTCCAGCCATCGCAATGTTCCCAATACGTGAATAAGGAATGTCTGCAGCAGGAATATCCATAGCTGGGTGGGCAACACTTTGACAAAAGAACTCGAGGTTAGGAAAGTTCTTTCTATCCACAATAAGTTTAAACGATGTTGGTTGAAGAAGATTCACGTTGTTTAAACCAGTTGTAGAACCTGTTAATGTATTGTCTACATCTACCGTTACTGTCGGATCTAAAGTTGCCATATTTTTTTCCTAAAAGATGAAATTAACTGTTGACTTATTACTATTTATATGTGATAAAGAATGCAACAAAGGAGAAAAGACATGATTGATTATATTACAGCAGACGAAGGTCACATTGATATGTACTCAGGTGGTGATTTAGTAGGAATCGCAAAGACAGCTAAAACTATTTGCTGGTATTTGCAGGAGATGGGTTTTGATGGGTCTGTAGCTACTTCGTCCTCAATGGACTTTGCTTCTGAGTATGGATTTGATACTGATGAAGAAGCTAAAGAGCTTTGGGAATCTGGTGTAAAAAAATTCTACATGTCAGCAACTTAAATAAAAAAAAGGGCCGCGTGAGCGGCCCTAGTTGTTTTCCGTATCCGAATCCTATGCTGGGTTCAAGATATTGTCTACGCGGAAGATTCTGTAGTATTGGTTAGCACGAGCTGAACCAATATCATCGCCTGGAGTTGATCCTACGAATGGGTTTGCAACCATGCCATAACGAGTTTTGAACCCGATACGTGGTTGGAAATCATTCTCGCCAACTGCACGAACCATTGTTAATGGTACGTATGGGCAATAGAAGATACCTGCATCATATGCGTTTGTACCTTTGTATCCAACTGTGATATAATCAGCAGTTGCATATGGGTCGATGTATACTTTCATACGACCATTCAAAGTACCAGCAAATGTGTTACCTGTGTCATCTACATTCAGAGCTGTGTTCATGTTTGGAGTGTAATCCAACATACCTGAAGCTGACAATGCTGTTGCAACATCTGAAGAACAGATAACAACGTTACCTTTGCCTCTACGAGTGTCTTTTGCAATTTGGTTAGCTTCACGGTCAAGCTGTACTACTAGACCTTTGAACTTCTCAGCTGACCAACGGCCA